TTCAAGTTTACTTGGACACCCTATTGTAGAAGCATCTGACTTAGCTGATATTGCTGATGGAACTAAACCAGTTTTATTCGGTGATTACAGAAGAGGTTATATGATTATAGATAGAGTAGCTCTGTCAATTATGAGAGATCCTTTCACACAAGCGTCATCAGGCAATGTAAGATATGTTGCTAGAAGACGTGTTGGTGGTCAAGTTATCTTACCTGAAGCAATAACAACAATTACTATTCAGTAATTATAACTTATAGGAGATAATAACATGGCAATATATGATGGAAAAAGTGGCATTAAGATTGATGAATCTTTAAATGCAATCGTAAAAGATGCTGACACTAATTGTACAGGTGTTGACTCACAAGGCTTCTCTTCAGTAACTCACGTAGTTAATGTAGGAGCTAACGGAATCACATTTAGTACAACTCACAAAGTTGAAATCGAATTAGAACATTCTGATGACAACGTAACTTTCACAGACGTAACATCTAATACAGATGTTGTAGGTGGAACAGTGGGAACTAATGGTCTATGGCAAACTATTGATGCTGATGGCGACTGTAATGCAGTTTACGCAATCGGTTATGTAGGTGGCAAAAGATACTCTAGAGTAGTTTTAAACTTTAGTGGTACGCATGGAACAGGTACAATATTTGGTGTAACTGGAGTTAAAGGAAGACCTCTTTCAGGTCCTACTGCTTCACAAGCTAACCAATAATTAATAGAATTTGAGGGGGATCCTGCCGAGAGGTATTTCCCCCTTGAATGTTAAAATTTAAAAGGAGTAGATATGAAAATAAAAATGAAAGTAGATCACGTTGCAAAAGCTGATGATTTAGGAGCTTCAACTATGGTTTACAAGAAAGATCAAGAATATACTTTTACAACAGAGTGGCAAATGAAAATGGCTTCTAAATGGGTTAATAATGGTAAAGCTCAGAAAGTAGGTTCTAAAATTGAAAAAACAATAGTAAAACCAACTGAAACAAAAGTTAAGAAAATTTTAAAAAAAGTATTAAGTAAAAAGAAAAAGTAATTTGGAAGTGAAATGTCAGGGATTAAAATTGATACAGCTTGGAATACATCAGCAGTAGCAACTTCTGATCAAAAGTCTTTTATGCGTGTTGATTTTAGTGATGATGATTCACTTATTGCTGAGTTAATAAAAGCATCACAAAATGTTATAGAAACATACCTGAACAGATCAATTACAACTCAAACACTAAGTCTTTATTTAGACAGACTTCCTTTCTACAATGATATAAAATTACAAGAGGGAATATACACAGCTCCTGATTTAGAATACAATACAAATTTTATAGTATTACCAAAAGCACCAGTATCATCTGTTACACACGTAAAATATTATGATAATGATGATAATGCTTCTACTTTTGCAGCAACAAATTATTACGTAGATACAATTAGTCAACAAGCTAGAATTGTTTTAAAAACAGGTTCTAGTTGGCCTACAGTAGCAGAAACAAGAAATGCTAATGCTTATGAAATTAAATATGTAGCTGGTTATGGTGGAGCATCAGATGTACCTGAACCAATTGTTCAAGCAATAAAAGTATTAACTACACATCTTTATGAAAACAGAGAAGCTGTTACAAGTTTATCTGTAAACACAATACCTTATACAATAGGTGCCTTATTACAGCCATACAAAGTACAAAGATTAAACTCAATACTGGGAGGTTAATATGGGAAGTGTTTCACCAGTCGGTAAATTAAGAAACAAAATAACAATTCAAAACACAGCTTTATCTACAGATAATTATGGTGGTTATAGTACAGGTAGAACAACATATCTTACAGCTTTTGCACAAATAAAAGCTAAAACAGGTAAACAAACATTTAATGAACAATCAGGTGAACAAATAAGCAATCCTCAAGATTTTGAGTTTACAATAAGATATAGATCAGGAATATTAACATCTATGAGAATATTATTTGGTTCAAGAACATTTGACATAAAAAGCATAGAAGACGATAATGAATATAATAAATATATTAAATTAGTAGCAACAGAAAACGTAGGTACATAATGAAATTTACAGTAGCATTTACAGGAGTACAAAAAGCAGTTGAAGCTCTTGAAAAAGTAAAAGAAGATTTAGAAAAAGAAATGAAAGATGTTTTATTAGGTGGTGGTCAATTAATAAGAACAGAAGCTATAAGAAGTATTCAACAAGGTGCTAAAACAGGTAAAACATATAAAAAATATAATCCAACAAGAACACATAAAGCATCAGCACCTGGAGAAGCACCAGCTAGTGATACAGGGTTCTTAGTAAGTAATATTAGAGTTAAACCTGGAAAAGATGTTGTACAGGTAAGAAGCGAAGCATCATACAGTAAATTTTTAGAATATGGAACAAGTAAAATGTTACCTAGACCATTTATGTTTCCAGCTTCAGAAAAAAGCAAACCTAAAATAGCTGAGGTATTGTTTCAAAAGATAAAACAAAGTCTAGAAAAGTTTGGTAAATAATGAGTGATCATAGTAAAGAATTACAGAAAACAATTTTTGATAGTCTAAGTGGTGATAATAATTTAACAAGCACCTTAGGTGCAGCTGTATATGATTTTGTACCTGATTCTTCAGCTTTTCCTTATGTAAAGATAGGGGAAGAAACATCAATAGATAATGGAACAAAAACACTACAAGGTAATGAACATACTCTTGTCATTCATTCATTTTCAAGGTATAGAGGTAGTAAGCAAATAAAAGAGATTATGAGTAGAATTTACGCTCTGTTGCACGAGTCCTCTTTATCTGTTTCAGGAGCAAGTCTTGTTAATTTAAGATTTGAATTTTCTGATGTGATAAAGGAAAATGATGGATTAACATCACACGGATTACAGAGATTTAGAGCAGTAGTTTATGATAATTAAGATAAAAATATATAATAAGGAGAAATAAAATGGCAGTACAAAAAGGAAGTAGTTTTTTATTAAAAGACAATAGTGGTGGCTCTGCAGTTACTATAGGTGGATTAAGAAGTACATCTATGAGTATCAATGGAGAAATGGTTGATGTTACTAATAAAGACTCAGCAACATTTAGTGGATCATCAGGACACGATATAGGAAGAGCATTAGGTGGAAATATGGGTATAAGAAGTATGTCCATATCAGCAAGTGGAGTATTTACAGATTCAGCAGGAGAGAATAATTTAAGAGGTGCAGCATTTACAGGAAGTTCAGTCAATTACGATTTAGTTTTTGGCGATGGTTCAGATGTAAAAGGTGCTTTTATAGTTACATCTTACGAAAGAGCTGGTGAGTTTAATGGTGAAGAAACATATTCAGTTACATTAGAATCTAATGGTACAATAACTTACACTAACGCGTAATTATGATTGAATGGACAAATGGTTGGAAAGTGATAAACTTTGAATTAAATGGCGATCAACATCACGGATTTATAAAAGTAACTAAATTAAAATATATAGTTATTGAATGTAAAAAAGATGTTGATTGTCGTCCATTAGATAAATTAATCCTTAATGGTCACGATAATCTTATAGTGCAAAAATTAGTTACTTTTCAAAGTAAAGCAGAAATTCATTGTATAGAAGACAACAATGGAGAGTTGAAGAAATCAATAACAACAAAGAAAAAACTAAAGAAAGCATTAGGAGATGACAATGAACAAATACAAGGGTGAGATAAGTCGTAAGTTTGGTGATAAGGAAAGAGTATTCAGACTTACCTTTGACAACATAGTACAAATAGAACATAGAACAGGAAAGTCTGTAATGGATGTAGCAAGATCAATTGCAGAACAAAAATTCTCTCTAAGTGATATATCAGTTATTTTGCACGAGGGTCTATTAGGTGCAAAAGGTAAGTTTACACATATTGCAGTTGGTGATATGATAATGGAAACTGGTTTAACTACTTCTGCAGTTTATGCAGGAGAAGTTTTAGGTACAATCTTTGCTGGGGAAGACGAAGACTCCCCAAAAGCAGAGGTGGAGAATCAAGAAGCTATTACCCCATCCAAGACTATCTAGAGATTGGATTAGGATTCCTCCATATGACACCTGAAACCTTTTGGGGTTGTAGTGTTAAAGAATTTATGTCTGCTATGGAGGGCTACAGTATGAAAGTAAATAAAGGTAAAAAAGCTAAACCATTATTAAGGAATGAGTTAGAAGATTTAATGAGGAGATTCCCTGACTAATGGCAAATCAAGCAACAATAACAGTAGAACTAAGAAGCAAATCACAAGAATTTGAGAGAAAGTTTACTAGAGCTACAGAAACAGTTAAGAAAGGTACAGAAAAAGTATCAAAAGCAACTAAAAAAGCTGGAACTGCAGCAGGACAATTTCAAGATAAATTTAGAAGAGCTTCTCAATCAATAGCGGCAATACAAGGACCTTTAGGACCAGTAGCAGGTAGGCTTACTTCATTAGGTACTATTATTGGTAATGTTGGTTTGAAAGCGGCAGGAGTTACTTTAGCAATTGCTGCCTTAGTATTTGGTTTAGGTAAAATGGTTTCTGCAGGTGCTAAAGCAGAAAGACAATTTAAAAAATTAGAGGGTATATTAAAAGCAACTGGTGGTGCAGCAGGTTTAAGTTTATTAGAGATAGAAGAATTATCACAACAAATTGGAAAAGAAACATTAGCAAGTACACAAGAAATAAGAGATGCGGCAGGTGTATTATTAACTTTTAAATCAATTACAGGGAATACATTTAAAGAAGCATTGCAACTATCACAAGATTTAGCTGAAGTAGGTTTTGGTAGTGCTAAGAGTGCAGCAATGCAATTAGGTAAAGCATTAGAAGAACCTGAAATAGGTCTATCAGCATTAAGAAGAGTGGGTGTTTCATTTACAGAAAGTCAAAAAGAACAGATTAAAGTTTTAGATTTTACTGGCAAAAAAATGGAATCACAAGCTATTATGTTAAAAGCACTTAACGAACAAGTTGGTGGTGCAGGTGTTAATGCAGCAGATGGTTTAGCTGGTGCTTTAGATACACTTAATGAAGAATTTACAATATTTTTAGAAAACAACGCATTAACTAGAGTAGCTCTTTCTATAATTACAGGATTAATGAAAGGATTAAATAAAGTATTTGGTACTTTTGAAGGACATATTAAAAGTTTAAATGAACAAGGTTTAAAAGAAGAATTAGAAAAAATAGATAAAAGTTTAGCCATAATGAACAAGACTTTAACAGAGTCTGTTATGATGGCAGAAGATGAAGCAAATTTAATAAAAGAAATCTCAAAAGCCGAAGAAAGACGAGCTATAATTGTAGGAAGATTAGAAAAAGAACAAGCAAGTAAAAATAGGACAACAGCTGCTGCTAATGCTTTAGCAGAACAACAATCAGGTTTAGAAAAATTACAACTAGATCAACAAAAGAAAAGAGAACTGTCTGCAAAAAGAGAAATACAAGATTTAGGTAAAACAGAATTACAATTAAGAAAACTTGCTATGGCAAGAAAGATAGAAGATGCACTATTAGCTAAAAAGATTACAGATCAAGCAGTAATAAATACAGCAATACAACAAGCATCAGAAAATATAGATTTATTAGCAACAAGAACACAAAGATTTAATGAAATACAAAGAGCTGTAGATAGTGTAGCCGATGGTGTAGCTAAAACATTTGAAACAACTGGTAATAAGATATTTGATGCTTTTGCTAGAGGTGAAATGGGTGCTTTAAATTTTAAAGATATTTTAAGAGAAGTATTTATAGATTTACAAAAAATGTTATTCCAAGTGTTAGTAATGGATAGAATAACACAAGCTATTAAAAAGGGAATGTCAGGTAGTGGTGGTCTTTCAGGTTTAATTGGAAGTTTATTTATAAAAGGTGGAGCTACAACTGCTACAGAGGGTAGTTTTGCATCAGGAGGAACTGTTCAAGCTAACACACCATCATTAGTTGGTGAAAGAGGACCTGAGTTATTTGTTCCTGGAAGCGCTGGTGTAATTAAGAATAATGCAGATACA